GGAAGGCATACCTCCCTCACGCCACACCACTAAGCCATTAGGGAAAACACATGGCCCAGCAATCACGTTCCTTAAGAGTGCGTCAATATACGGACCGCACTCCTCAGAACAAAAACGTTTTTGAATCTCCGCCGCAACTTCGTGCAACTCCGGGTCGGCGCTACCATCCCACTTAGGTCGGTCGCACCACCACTCCCAGAATCGTTGACGGATCACTTGGCGATTCCACCCACCCGAGAAAATGTTCATTCCCATGGTAAAAGGTGTCACCTCGCAACCCGCACTCAGTCGCTGCGTAAACTCATGGGTACACATGATACCAACAAGGTTCACATCCATACCACACGGCAAGAAGGCGCGCACATTTTCTTGTTCCAACTTGGACAAGTCTCGCGCCTCTTCCTTTCCCGACACACACCAGATCGAGTATCCGCCGCCCAGCAAATGCTGAACGGAAGCAGCCCAATTAAGGCCTGCCCGTGCAATCACATCGCCCTTATCATCTCCAACAAGACTCGTCGGATAACCAGGGCCAGTGTTGAAATCCATACAGTTCAACGCTGCATCAATGCTCAACAATTGGCACTTACCACCAATGAAGGCTGGGGACATCAAGTCACAAGTTATGTCTATGGCTTTGGCCCGAATTAACGGGTCTAGACGGCTATTGTACCGGTGGAGAATAGAAAACTTCTCAAAATCTTTAAAAACACTATGTAGTGTCGGTACCGCCATCGCAAAAGTCACAGGCACGTCGGGGAACTCAGCGGAAACAAAACGATTCATTGTTGGATCAAACTCAGTGTGCGTTCTCTGGCTGACATTGCGTCCAGTCAGAAAGAAAGGTTCATGCACAAAAGAAACAGGGTTCTTCTTCTGGGTCGACCACAACGGAATTCGTATGTTCCGCGAGGCCCCGACTACGCTTGTTTGGAGGAGCCACTCAGCAAACTGGAAGGCTTCTCGGATTTGATCTGCACGCCACTTGAGGACATCTGCCCAAGGCGTTTCTG